CACAAGAATGGTGAAATGTGCTTATATTTTACCCCAACAGTCAAGAAATATCTAAAGAGAATCAACAAATCTATGACTGGTCAAAAGTTTCACAAATATGTAAATGAATTGTTGGGTAAATGGTTCACTCTAGAGGGTAAAGCATGGGATTGTTTCCGTCAAAACATGTCAAGAACTATAGACGATTTAGACGAAAGAATTGGTGCTAATGCTTGCCAAATGATGGTTGAACAATATGTAAATGGTATGGCTCGTTTCTATGATGTTGAAATGGTCAATGAAGAAGAAGTTTCTAATGAAGCAATAGTCAAAGAAGAAATTGAAACACCAGTTGAAAACAATGTAGTTTTTGTAAGAGAAACTTATGAAGAAGCTCAAAAAGCTCTTGAAGAAAAGAGAAAGAATGAATGGAAAGATATAGAAATTCCAGATACTAATGACCCTGACTTTTGGTCAAAATTATAATAATACATATAATATAACAATCAAACAATCATTCATTAGGAGAATATAAAATGAGAAAATTGAAATCCAACAACACCACAAATACCGCTTATATCGTTTTCAAGAACAACACAAGTGATTACTATATTGTTGATAAAGAAATATATGAAAATACATTATATAGATTTAGAAATAAATACACAATAGTTTTTGATATTGAATATACTGAACCAAAAATCAAATTTTGTTTTACACTAGTAAAGAATAAGCCATATAATCAAAATGTACAACCAATCTTAGACGAAGTTGGTATCAAATAGGAGAATGAACAATGTTGAAATTACCATCTTGTGTATATGAATTTGACCCACAACTAGCTATAGATTATAGCCAATTTCTTTATAACTACAAATTTTATTGCTTTGAAAAACCAGAAATGTTAGAAAAACTAAAAGAAGCAGTAAAGAATGGTGATGATAAATTTATTTCTACTTGTCCAATGTTTCTAAACTATTTGTCTTATAAAGGTCCTGTGGATTGTAAATCTGTTATATATACTATAGATGATGTAAAAGAATACATTGAAAAAGAAGAAAGAGATTTAGAAGTATTGAAACCTTCATTTGAAAAAAGATATGAAGAACTAACTTATGAAATAAAACAATGTGTAGCTAAATATAGAATGAGTAAAATAAACGAGGATTTTATATGATAGATAGAGATTTCATTAGTTGGTTTGAAAAACAAAAACGACCACAAAGTTTTGAAGATTTCAAGAAAGAAAATCAAATGAGATATGTAATAAAAGGTTGCCCACTTTCTGATGAACAACTATATGAAATTTGGAAACAACAAGAACTAATAAAGAAACAACGTAGAGTAAAAGAAAAGATTGAAGAAATAAAGAAAGATTTTGAATAAGAGTCTACAATAATAAAATCTCCTATATAGTTCCCATGGTACTGTCACATTGGTGCTTGCCATGGGTTTTTTGTATATTTTTATCAAAAGAGTAAGTTTTTGAAAAATAAAAATTATACATATAGTATAAACCAAAAGAAATATAGGAGATTATATTATGAGATACAATAGTAGAAACGAATTTAGAAACAGTGAAGAATGGAGAAACTTCCGTTGTCAAAAAGCTGAAGAACAAAATTATTTGGATTTTATAACTGGTGAACCATTGAAAGATAATTGGAATTTACATCATTGCTGTCTTGACCATAGTAAATATTTTGATATTTCCAATCCAGATAACTTTGTATGTTTGAATAAGAAAACACATAATAAGATTCACTCACTATTTCTTGACGATTGGAAGAATATGGATTTAGATGAAAATACAGTAAAAGTTCTTACAAAAATGGAAAAACTAAATCAAAACAATATTGAACCTTTACTATTCTCTTGCCATATTGAATATACATTTGACCACACAAATAAACTCGTTACACAAACACTAACTAAGAAATTGAATATTCCTTGTGATAAATGGGGTATGGTTTATTGGAATCCTAAAACACCAGGTGCTGATAAAACTCAACCATTAGATAGTTATCAATGGGCTGTTTATATGGCTAAAAAGAATAATTATAATAAACAAAATATGTTTGAAGCTATTGAACTTCGTCATTTGTGTTTGTATAGTTCTTTGAAGAATCTAGTTAGACCAGAAATAAAAGCAAAATGGAATCCAAATTTTTATAATTCTACAAAAGCTACATTAGAAACTGAATTGAAAAATACAACAAAACTTATTTTGAAGTGGAAAAATCAATTATAAATAAAATATAACAATAAAACAAAGAGAGGTTTACAATGAAAGAAATCACAAGAATGAAAAAAGCATTAGCCAAAGTTATTAGAATTGAATTGGAACGAATTGACCGTGCAATGAATACTAGACTAGAATTTTTGGCCCATAATCCAGATTGTAATACAAAAGATAGTATTATGAAAACTGTTGACAAATTACAACACAAATATGATGATTTATCTTTATCTTTAGTAGATATTGAAGATATGGACGATATCAAAAAAGATTTGTTTGACGAATTGATTGATGAATATTTGGAGACTGAAAAATAATGTTTAGTTTATCATTTATTGTATTATTGTTGTTTATTTGTTTTCTTATTTTTTGGAGAAATTTATGATAGTATTCACAAAGAAAGTAAAAGATGGTATGTTATATGTAAAACTACAAAGCTGGGTAGGTAATACTAAAACTTATGAAACTATTGCTACAGTTGATAATACTATGAATAATGCTGAAAATGTAGCAAAAATGATTACTATAAAAGAATATCACAAAAACCATAATTATATTGAATTTGTAGAAGAAATAATTAGTTATATACCAATATTTGAAGATGAAGAAAACGAATAATAAAAATAAAAAACCACTTGACCCTAAAGTTATATTCAGAAAATCAAAACAATGGAAAGACTTTAGAATAAAACTAAAAAAGAAACAAAAGGTTGACCCAATTACTGGGTCACCTTTATCTAAAGGGTGTGCTTGCCACCATAGAGATTTTGACTCAAATAATTATACAGATATAACTGATGAAAATCATTTTGTTTGTTTGAATAATATGAGTCATGAAGTTTTACATTTTGTTTATGGCTCAGGTCAAAATAGAAAAAATTGGAAAAAAATTTTAGAAAACTTACGAATACAATGTGAACTAATGGATGAAATAAATGGAGGAAAATAAATGCGTTATTTACAAGCTATTTTAGCACATAAAGATTTTACTTGGCCTGAAAGATACTATGAATTTTCTTATAAAGATTATTGTATGACTTGTTTTACTCAAAACCCAAACTTACGAACAAATTTGAAAAATGTACATGTTTTTGATGGTTTAGATAGTAAACTATATGGTGAACTTGCTATTTGGTATTACTTATATAATAATACACCAGATTTTGATGTTATCTCACTAAATCATTATCGTAGACGAATGGAAGCAATTTATCCACATTTAGAAAATACTGTGACACTTCCACAACCACTTACACTAACTTGTACAATGTTTGAACAATTTACAAGATTACATGGTTGTGTATTTGCTAATGCTCTAAAAGATGCTTTACCAGACCAAGATAAAGAAATTTTTATGAAATCTAATGTATTATTCCCATATACTATGTTTTGTGCTGATAAAAAGGTTTTAGGTGCTTGGTTAGCTTATACTACTAGTATTATTGATAAAATGAGTAAAACTTTGTGTATTACTGATAGAAAATCTTGTGAAGATTTCATCAATAGTGATAAATGTGATTGCTTGAAACCAGTAGAAGGTAGAAATAATACTGTAGATTATCAATCAAGAATCTTTGGTTTTGCTACTGAAAGATTGAGTAGTATATTTTGGACTAAATTTATTTTGAACAATAATGGTTATACAGTTTATTACAATAATGTAGAATTGTTAGAACAAAATCAACACATCTAATTTATTATGAGGATAATAATATGAAATTTATAATTTATACAACAAAAGATTCTTCTTATATTGTACCAGAAGAAAAAGCTAAACTTCCAAAGAAATTTGAACATAGTTATGAAATTGAATGTGGAGTTGAAATATGCGACAAGAAAATAAAGTTGCCACAAAAGATAACAAAAATAGAACAAGTATCAGGGATGATAGCAAGACTACAGTACACCTTGAAACAGGAAGAGATAGATGCCTTGAAGAAAGACTTGAATCTATAATAAAACTTTTAGATGAAATAAAATCATTACTTGAACAAAAGAAACCACTAACAAGTGAAGATTTGTTTGGTAAATAGTGGGTTTATTTTTAGACCCACTTTTTTAGCATTTATGGTGTAATGGTAACACATCACCTTGCCATGGTGAGATTTCGGGTTCAAATCCCGATAAATGCTCTAATAATAAAGCAACGCAAGCTATAATTGTGGAGGAATAAAATGACACTAATAGAATATGTAAAAGACCAATTCAAATTTGGACCTGAGTTATTTCGTGACCAAATAATGCAAACTAATGATAAAGGGGTGACTATTACTAGAAATACTGAACGATTGAGAAAAATGAGTTTAGGTTTAGTTTCTTGTAATTCACCAGAAGAATGGTATAACATTTGTAGATTAGTTTGTGTACCAGGTACTATAATTGAACCATATACTGATGAATGGAAATCTCTTTTTGATGATTATACACTTTTAGCAAGAAATAATCTAACATTACAACTATTGCAAGAAAGACGTGAAAAGAGTGCTAAAACTTTGTTAGATATATTAGCTAGACGTGATAAACAACATTGGGCAGAAGATAAGAAAACATTAGAAGTTTCTGCTGGTAAAGAAGAAAAAACTATTACATTCAAATTTGAAGGTATCTAATGAAAGAAAAACATCCAGTATTTACTGTTGAGGGAAATAATATAGTTTGTCATTTTTTGCCACACCAACTAAAAGCAAAAGATAGTAAACAACAAATTACTGGTATTGTAGGAGGTCGTGGTTGTGGAAAATCTATTTTCTTATCAGCTATGGCTCTTTTAGAGATTCTGCAAGGTGGTAAAATTATTCTATTTGGTACAGACTATAAAACTCTTACTATTACACTATTTGGTGAAATTATCAAAAGATTTAGAGAATGTGGTTTAGAACCTAAAATAAACTATCAAGATAAAATCATTTCTTATGGAAATGGTACATTATATGGTTTCTCTTATGAATCTATAGATAAAGTTCGTGGTCTTTCTGAATGTTCTATGCTTATGCTTGATGAATTAGCATTAGCACCAGCAAATATTTTGGAAGTTGCTACACCATGTTTGCGTGGTTCTGGTAGAAGAACTAGAATTTTATTTGCTACTTCACCAAATAAAGCAACTGTTTGGAATAAATGGTTTAGAGATAAAAGTGATAAAGATATATTCACAGCTACTATGTTTGATAATACTGAATTGAGTGAAGAAGATATAGAACTACAAAAGAAAGCTATCAAAGATGAACAAGGTTATAGACAAGAAATTTTAGGTGAAATACTTGATGCTGATGTACAGTTCTGTGTAATTTCTAAATCTGAATTTCCTATGTTTTATAAAGGTCCATTTGGTATTAGAAAAATGGGTATTGACTGTGCTGGTAGTGGTGCAGACTATAATGTATTCGTTGTTGTTGATGATAATGGTATATTAGAAGTTAGAAAAGAACAACACGCAGATACTTTTGGTCTATTTGCTATTGCTAAAGAACTTATCCAAAAATGGGATGTAAAATCTGTAAACATAGATGTGACTGGTGGTTTTGGAAATGGTATCTATGATATGCTAAAAATGAACTATGCTAAAGTACAAACTAATGGTGTAAACTTTGGTCAAAAAGCTAATAAAGATTGTTATGCTAATGCTAGAGCTGAAATGTATTTTGATATGGCAGAAAAAGTTAGAAATGGTTTCTTTGTTGATAATGAAGATATCAAAGACGAATTGAGTTATACTTCTTATAATGTAAATGCTACGGGTAAAACTATGTTGGTCAAAAAAGAAGAAATCAAAGAACTTATTGGTCATTCACCAGATACTACGGATGCTTTTTGTTTGGCTTTATATAATACTAATGCTGACTATATTTCACCAGAAGAAAGCTTGAACATAGCTATGAAATTTGTAAAGATATAAATCCATAGTTTATTTTTGTGACAATATTTGTATAATCTACAATAATATAATAATAAGAAATTTATAAAATATTATATAATAATATAGATTATACAAATATTGTCACAAAATGAACTATTGTGTGAGGTTATGATGCTTGAGGATATTAGTGTTTCAAATTTGGAACTTATTTTTGCCCTAAAATTGTTTATTGCTAAACATATAAATGAGTTATCTAAAGAAGAACAAGATTTGCTAAACAATGTTATAAACCGCTTGAAAAACGCAGAGTATTAGTGTTTCTAGCCCAGTTCTACCATTTATAGTAGTCCACTATGGGTAATGATTACTGGGCCTTATAACACCAGTACTGCGAATTACTGGGCACTTATAAATATATTATAAAACATTCAAAATATGAGGTAAATATGCAGTATAATGAATATATGAATAAATTGAATGAATTGGGTTATAAACTCAAAGATGGTATATTTGTAGATAAAAAGAAAGGTCCAAAATGTAATAATGATGTTTTTCAAGATTTAGTAGAAAGACAACAAAATGGTGAAAAACTAACAGAAAAAGAATATAATCTTTATGGTTATCTAATGCGTAGTTTAGTCCATATTGTATTGAATAATGCTAAATTCAAGTATCAAGAACCACATATCAAAGAAGAATGTGAATTAGAAGCATATTGTTGTTTATGTGAACAATTACTAACCCATTTTGATAAAACAAGGGGTAGTACAGCATATTCTTATGCTTTTAGATTAGCTTATACTTCTATGATACATGTTCTAGAAAATATGAATAGAAGAAATGAATTACAAGAAAAGCTAATAGCTGACTATATGGAAAATATAGAAACTGACCCTAAAGTTGAAGGAAGTTGGTCGGATTTTCTTACAGAATAAACTAATTTTATATAGATGATAATAAAAGGAGATTTATAAATGTCCGTCACAGTTAGAGATATTATTACTGAAGCTGCTACAAGAGCCAATGTAAACCCAGGAAGAAGTAAAAGATTACCAGATGATTTATTTGAATCTGGTATGAAACTCTTTGAAGGGGTTTTAGAAGAATTTTCAGCAAATGATTATATTGATGCTTATCAAAATGAAGTTGATTTTGCACCACATTCTTCTGAAGTTTTTGTTGGTGAAAAAATGGGCGACCATGTAGACGCACCCAGTATTCAACTACCAAAGAAAGTTTTATACAAATATTCTGGTCAATTGGATTGGACTCCAATGGAGTTTATTGCTTATCAAAGTTTTTATAGTGCTGCATATTCTGATTATGTAGTTTCTTGGCAACCAGTTGGTCCAAATCTATACAAATTATATTTCAAACCTAGATTTATTGGAACTAATCCAGAAATAAAGTTGATTTATAATATAGAAATGAAATATGAAGATAATGACACAGTAAATCTTCCTACACCTTATATTGAGCTATTGACTAGAGCATTAGCTGTAAAATATGCTATCAAATATCCTCGTGTAGATGGTAGTAAATTGGCTTCTTTGAAAGAAGAACAAGCTGAATTGGAAAAAACATTGAAAGCTAATAATGCTAGTTTGAAAATTATCACAAGAGGTGGAAATCCAAGTTCAGGGCCATATAGAGGTATGTTGAGAGGTGGAGAATATATTTCTCGTTCTTGGTTCTAGGAGAAAATAATGTCTAAAAAGTCCATAGCAACAAACATAGTTGGTAGTACAAGTAAATCCGATTTAGCTAAACTAGGTCTTGGATATACTTTGAATATGTACGAAGAAACTACAAATTCAAATGAAAACTATGTTTCTAAAGTATTACGTCCTATAAAGGGATATGAAAATGTCGTTTCAATAAACGGCATTTGCCGTGGTATATTTACAGTTTCTCAGGGTTATAATAATAAACCTATTACATATACTGTATTTGGTAATACATTATATTTGCTTACAGATGGTAGTAATACAGCATATAGAATTGGAACCATAGCTTATGGTACAAGTCCAGTACATTTTGCTGAAACTGGTAATAGAAGTGCCGCTAATGGTTTAGCTGAATCACATTCTCATTTAGTATTAGTAGATGGTCAAAACTGTTATGCTGTTGATACACAAATACGTCCAGCTAACCAAAGAGAAGATTTTTCTGTAATACAATTACCATATACAGATTATGAAAGAGGTCTAACTATAAAACCAACACATATTGCTTATTTGTATGGATATCTAGTAATAAATGATAAAAATAGTGATAACTTTTATATTTCATATCAATTCCCTTTTGAAATTACAGAAGAAAGACCAACATTAGACAAGAATATTTGGCAAGTAAACAATGGTACATGGCTACAAGGTGGTCAAAGTGAACAAGCATATTGGGCACCAGATAATACTACAGCTCTAATTGCTAATGGTTCACGATTATACACATTTGGTGACCGTTCATATCAAATGTTCCAATATACAAATGATTTGAATACACCATTCAATTCACCTGATACCGCTGCCTATCCTATTGGTTTGAAAGCCGTGGATAGTTTATGCCAATTAGGTTCTACGGTTGTATGGTTGGGTGCTTCTGATATTGGAAACAATGGAATATATGTTTTGCAGGGTGGAACACAAGCTACAAGAGTATCTACACCAGAAATAGAGAGGGAAATCTCAAAATTCAAAACGGTGAAAGATGCTACAGCACAAATTTGGCAAGATAATCAACATATATTCTATTGTATTTCTTTCCCAACAGCTAATATCACTTATTGTTATGATTTGACAGAACAAACTTGGTCTAATAGATGTTCTTTGAATAACAAGAATGAAAAGGTTGTTTGGAGATATAATTTTGCTACTATGAATGCTAGTGGTGAAATTCTACAATCTTATGAAAATGGTATTGCTAAACAAGTTGAAAATAAATGGAATGAACACGATAATAACCCTATTCTTCGTTTGCGTAGAGGTGGTATTATAGTATCTGACTATTCACCATTTTATATTGATAGTATTGAAGTTCTTACTAACAATGGTCAATATGAACATTTCACTAATGAACCAGCTCAAATGATGATGAGATTTTCTTCAGATGGTTCTACATGGAGTGATAGTGAAACTGTAGATTTAGGTTATGCTGGAAACTATAACTATGATTGTGTATTCTATAATTTTGGTATGGCTAGAGAATTTACACTTGAATTGAGTTGTAGTGATAATATTCCATTTGCTTTATATGCTTTGAAGATTGGTTTTGACCCAATAGCTTATTAGTGAGGTTATATGGAAATTTTATCAATAAATTCTAATATAGAAGATGTAGCCGAAGCTATAAAGGGAAGTTGGGGAAAAGATATTTACAAAGAATGCCAATTTGTATATAGTGGTCAACTTGTATATGGCTTTGGAACTAATGATACTACATTGTTAGATAAAAAATGTAAAGTTTCACATTATGACTGGTATAAACTAGCTAATAATGTGTATATAGCAATTATAAAATAAAGGAGAATATAATATGAGTTATGGTGCTGGACAAGCCGCTGCTGGTGTTTTTGATACACTCGTTACATCTTGGATGAATCAGCAAGCTAGAGAAGATGAAAAAAGACTTCAAGAAGCTAAACGAAGAGCTGTAAATTCACAGTTGGCTAATGCTAATGTTACTTATGACCAAATGATGAATCTATTGAATCAATATAACGACAATAGAATTTCTGTTGCCGATGATTCAATGGTAAACCAATATAAGGATTTGATTTCTAATTATAATCCACAAGCTTATGATTTTGATAAATTTAGCTACAATAAAACTGTAGATGATTTCTTGAATCCAGAAGCTGAAAAGATTGCTCAATTAGCTGGTTTACAAACACAAAGTGATTTAGCTGGACAAGGTGCTGCTAAAGGTACTGGTGCTTTAGCTAGTCTTGGTTATAGTAGAGTAAAAGCTGCTGAAGATTTGTATAAAGATGCACAAGCACAGTATAATGCTGACCGTTCACAAGCATATACAGAATATAATGATTATATCAAAAATATGCAGAATAAGTTAGATACTATTTCACAAGGTCAATTAGATAAATCTAAACTTTTGGGGGGTGCTATTCAAAATGAACAAACACAACAATCCGATTATATGAGTGATTTGTTAGGTTTGATGAGTGATAAAACTTCTACAAATATAAACGCAACTTTAGGTGCATTCTAATCATATAATTTTATATAGAGGTATTTAGAAAATGGCTAGAATTTATAATCCAACAAGAAGTATGCTTGATAGTGGTATATTCAATACCATGAATGCTTCTATGCAGAATCGTATTCAAAATGAAGCTAATAGAAATAAACTAGCAACTGAAAGCATCAGAAATATGTTATCTGGTGTTGGTAAAGCTGTAGATAGTGGTATTGATGATTGGAAACAAAAAGCATTAGAAAAACGAAGATATGAAGAAATCATGAATCAAGCTTCTGTACAACAGCAAGCTGACCCAGTTTTTATGGCCGCAGTTCGTGATTATGCTAAAACTGGTTCTTCTAATCCAATTATACAGTATAATACTAATAAAGAAATGGCAGAAGCTAGAAAGAGAGAAGCCGAAAAATCTAATAGAACACAGAATTGGCATGATAGTCTTGAAAAAGCTTCTGCTGAAGAAAAATATGAAAGATTATACAAAGATTCTTTAGCTGCACAAGATGCTGGTGATTTAGCACAAGCTGAATTTTTAGCTAATACTGCTAAAAGATTGAAAAATGATTGGTATAAAAATCGTGGTATTATAATTGGTGAAGATTTTGATAATATCCTAGAAGCACGCAAGCAAGCTAAAGCAAAAGAAGCTGAACAAAAAGCTATTGATGAAAGAGATGCTAGAATGATGGCTGCTTCTGAAGCTTTGGAAAAGAAAGAAGCCGAAGAAAAAGCGGCTAATCAAGCTGAAAATGCTTTATGGGTAGAAGCTAATGTAATTCCTACTATTGAACAAAAAGAAACCTATGTAGATGAAAAGGGAAAAACAAAATCTGTTCCTACAGCAACTAAAAAAGAAGAAGTAAAACAACAAATTCTTCGTTTACTACAAGATAAACAGATTACAGATGAACAAGCTAAACATTTATCTAGTTTAGTTGATTCTATTGAAACACTTGAAGAAGCTAATAAGAAAGCTATAAAAACTTCAACAGCAAGTTTCACTGGTAGTCAAAATACAAAGAAACTTGAAGCTACAGAAGAAGAAAAGAAATTGGCTGATAAAGCTAAAGAAAAACTTTCTAAAGGTTATAAACTATTCAAAGAAGAACAAGACGCTTATAACAAAGTTTATGGGAGTAAAAAGTAATGACAAAAGAAGAAGCAAAAAAGTTCTTGGACGATAATACTTACAACATATCCCCAGAAATTTTCAATAGTGCAGTTGAAGATTTAGAAACTATGGATTTAGGTTCTTGGGCTAAAAAATATAATAAAGACTTTAGTGAAAACACTACTGGATGGTATAAGTTATATAAAACTACAAAAGACCTTCCTACTAGACTTCGTGAAACTTTTGGTTCTAGTGATAGAGAAAATGTTTTTGATAAACCAAAAGCAGTTTTAGATGATGTCTATCAACAAGAATATCAAGATGTTCCAAGAGAACAGTTTGACGAAACTATTTCTAAAATGAAACAGTTTGTTGACGATGATTTCCGTGCTAACCAATATATGGTTGCTCGTAAAAGAAGAGAAAATGAAATGGAAAAGTCAATGAACCCTCTCATTTCTGATTATGAAAAAAGACGTTATATTGAAAACCCAGAAGAAGCTTTGTTTGGTGAACAAGCACCAGCATTTGGTAAAGCCCCAAATACTCGTTGGGGTTCTATGGGTGATTTAGCTCTTGGTACAGTTGGTTTAGCCGCTGATGTTGGTACTGGTATAATGAAAAAATCTAATCCGTATGCTTATGGGGTTTCTATTGGTGCTGGTCCACTTATTCGTGGTATTAGAGATGTAGCACATAAAACTCCATGGGCTACCTATGAAAAAGATTGGATGGATATATTGAATGAAAGAAAGAATGATGTAGTTACTAATGCTGCTATTGAAGGTCTTACTAACTGGCGTCAACTTGGTAGAATGATGGGTACATTTGGTGAGGGTAAAGTTGCTAAAGCATTATCTAATGAATCCGCTATGAAAGTTATGAAAAACTCAATTGAAAACTTCCCAACTCCATCACAACTTGTAAAAATGAAAGATAGTGAAGTTTTCAAGATTATTGATGATTTACCAGAAGGTGATTTCAAAAATGCTATGAAACAATATAGTAAAGATATTTTCACAGTAGATAAATCTGGTATAATTGATGAACTTGATAGAGCTTCCAAACTTATTGATATTTACGAAAATCCAAAGATTGCCAATGCTATCACTAAAATGGCTGATAGAGGTTATTCTATTGCTCCAAAAATTGGTGAAAGAGCCTATGAAAGTAAAATTTTGACTGAAAGACCATTGAATAAACTTGAAAAAGCTGGTGCTTCTGCTTTGAAAGCATTAGATGTAAGTAAAAAATATGGTTCTACACCAATCATAAAAGCTACTGGTGATGCTAAATTTTCTTCACCAACGGAAGAAGATAAAGAAAGATTGAAAGAGTGGTACATAACTAATTATGATAGAGATTGGTCTTTCTCCCCTTCTTTTAGACCAAAACCAAATGAAGGTCTAAAATATGATGCTTGGGTGGAATGGTATAAAAACAAATATGGTGTTGAACCAGAGGAATAATATATGTTAGGTTATCTTTTAGACCCATTTATTCAAATAAACAATGTAAATGGTACACCAATCGTTGGTGCTAAAATTTATGTTTATAATGCTGATACAACAAACTTAGCAATTACATATAATGACTTTGAAGGTCATCTCAATACTAACCCAGTCATAACTGATGATTTGGGTAATGCTACCATTATAGCTGATGATGGTATTGAATATGATATTTCTGTTCATGATGAAAATGACTTACTTCTTTTCACTAAAAAATATATTTCTATTGACAAGACTTCTTCTGCTGGTGGAAATACACAAGTTGCACCTGGTTATGGTGTGACAGTTGAAAGAGTTGGAAATACTTTTGTAGTTTCTATTGATACTGACTTGATTGCTACTAAAGATGATTTGGCAGATAAGCAAGACAAATTGACTGCTGGTGACAATATAGAAATTACAGATGATAATACGATAAATGTTGTCAACCGCAGAGAAGTTGTTACAGAATGGCCTATCAAGCTTGAACGTGGAAATAACCGTGTAAAATTCTATATCGATGATGATTATGCTAACCAGTTCAAGACTAAACAAACAGCAGTTGAATTTGGCAATGAAGCTGGAAAATATATTTCATATATTACACAGAATGATAATGGTGAAATTGAAGCTACACTTAGTGATATTCCTTCACCGGTTATTCCCACTATTGCAGAGGGAACAGGTATTGATATTACTACTGAGGGAAGTACACAAACAAT